AGCTATTCCATTAATTTGTAACTTAGGTTGTATTAAAACACCTGGAGAAAGGTACATAGTTCCTGGCTTTTCATGTGTTCCATATTGTATTTCAAATTCTCGATAAGTACCTGGAAATACATAAACAACAGAATCAACAAATCCATCATTAATAGCTTGATCTCTAGCAGCTGATATTGTTTTAAAGGTATCTATTATATTTCCTACCTCTCCTAGAGAATCGTCGCCGTCAGGAGAAACAAAGTAAGTATGTCCAAAATTAGAACCTATAAGAGCTCTAGATTGATTAAGGGTATCTAGATAACGGATTCTTCCCGTATTTGCGTCTTTAAAGATCTCTATGAAATTAGAACTCTCTCTAGTTGCCTCTCTTTGGGAAACTACTCTATTTTTAAATATATTTCTATTAGGCATTTAGTATTTATTTGTCAGTGTTTCTAATATACTTAAAATAGTTGCATATGTAACCACATTATAATCAGTAGTCTGTGCTACTACATCTCTAGTATCATATCTGTTTAATACTGAAAGACCTCTCTTAAATGTTTTTAAGCATTCTAATAGCTTACTAGAAGCTGTTCCTAGTAATAGTCCATTTAGGTATTTTTCAGCTAATTCTGAGTATTTACATTGTAGACTCCAAACTTTTTTTTGATAACACTCTACGGTCATGATAGTTCTTTTACGGTCAGTATTGCATAATTTAAAATAGCAGAACCAACTGCTATAGGTGTAGGAGTTCTAAATCTTACATCTAGAAATTCTCCAGCAGCTAGTGTTACTGTTGGTCCTCCTGTTGCAGGAGAGTGTAATAAATTAAAAGACTGGCCTAATACGAATCTATCAGCATCGAAGTCATTTTTGGCAACTTGTAGGCACTCGTGTATTTTTGATCCTCCTACGCCTGCAGCACTTGCTCCTGTCCAAACAGAAACTGCTATGGTTGTATTATTGGCTGTTGCAGCTGTTTCGTCTCCTGCATTGAAATCTACAGTTATTTTGTAGTTCCTGCTAGTACCTGCTGTATTTTCCCAGTAGAGATTAGCATATGCTGCTGGTCCTAATGCATCTGTTACAGAAACTATTGTTTGGGTTGAGTCTACTAATTTTTGTATTTCTGAAGTATATTGTGATGGGGCGATAGGAGTAAATGTGAGTACTACATTATCATCCGCTGAAAAAGTATTATTACTTTGTGTATGGGTTACAGTCAGCGTCCTATCGCTCCCATTATCTACAACATTAGTTATTTTTCCTATCCAGAAAGTATTATCATCATACTCTTTAAACAGTCTGATATATCCATAGTTACCTGTAGCATCAAAAGAGGTTAAAAAGCCTGACATGTCTGTACTATCAGCATTACTTTCATTAACTCGTATACTAGTTACCACACTATAAGTAGCACTGTTTACTTTTAAATAGTTTGTAGGAGCAGCGCTTCCTGTGTAATCAGCTTGAAATTTCCATATCGAAGAATGTCCTCCATATTTTCCATCACTTCCATTAGCGCCATCAGCACCATCAGTTCCAGGAGTACCTGGAAGTATTGTTATATCGTTGCAATCGTTACAAGAACAGCTCATTTTTTTTATTTTTTAGTTAACAGTCACAACTGCATATACAGTCACATCCTGAAAAAGTTGTACATATTGTAGCAGCATTTGTTAATAAAGCCGTAACTCTTGCAAAATTTCCACAAGCGAAAGCTGTTTTGACTCCATATTTTAATACTTCTAGTTGATCTAAAATTGTTTTATATTTTTCTAATTTTATAGCATCGCATTCTTCTACGAGCTTTCCTATTAATTTATCTATACAATTTTGTAAGTTACAACAAAATAAAACATATTGTTCATTATTTGTATAGGTAACAGGTCCTGGTCCCACAACACTATATACTACTTTATAAGCACCGTCTCCTTGTGACCAAGATGCTCCGTCGAATGCTAGATAAGGTGGTTGTATTCCTGTAGTGTATGTAGGTAGTATGTTAAATGTTTGTAAAGTAGATGTTCCTGTGGTATCTAAAACAGTAACTGTTGCGGCTGTAACAACACCTGTTTCTATATTAGGTGCTCCCCATCCTCCTGTGTTTCCTACGGAGTATATTCCTGTTTTTTCACATATATCTACTTTATCACATTTGTTTTCTAAGGTTAAACTTATTTTAGGTAATAATGCCATAATATCTTATATAAAAAAATAAACACCATCCAATATAATAAATTTTATATATCGAATGGTGTTTATTCATAGTTGTATTGTTTCGGTCTAGTCTGAACAAAAATAATAAAAAGTTAACAAAAAGTAGTCTGTCACTGACAGCAAAATCATAAATGCGACAGACTACTGAGGTTATGGGAGAGAGAAAATTCTTATGTTAACAGTGTCTGAACTCCTAGAGCAAGCGCTATGCCATTTCCTGTAGGACTTCCTGAACCATCTTCTGCATAAATTAATATGTTAGAATCAGCTTTATTTTGACTAGTCAATCCGTGGATATCCTCTTCAACTGTAATCATTATTCCATCATATTCACCATCTGTTACTACAGAAGCAGTTCTCATTGTAGGTGGAACAGCTAACATGCTGTTTTCGCCTTGGTTACCCATAGACATGTATTCAGCCATTGCAACTTCTTGCCATACACCACTTCCATTTCTTGATGCTGCAGAAAGTGTAGTAAGTACAGAAGTATCAGAGAAAGTTCCAGTAAATCTATTAGAATAATAGTTTCTAAAACTATTTACATTAAAGTCATCAGCTACACCTCTAAGTTGTACACCGTATTCTGCTATAATATGAGCAGCTTCTAAAATTCTACGACTTGTACCTATAGCAACTGTAGCATCTGCTCCTTGATAAGCATATGTAAGAGTTACTTTAGTTGTAGTAGTAGCAGTTCCAAGCTCAATAGCTTCTACCTTATAAACAGGGCTTGTAGTAGCAGCAGCTATTTTAATAACATCTCCTACATTTAAGTTAGTAAGAGTAGCTATACCTACAGCACTAGATTCTACTACTGCACTTCCATAGGTAAATACCCAGTTAGTTACAGGAGTTGCGCCTCCACTTGTAATAGCACTACCTGCTTCATCACAAATAGCTTCAAATCTTAAATAGCCGTTAGTTCCTTGAGCCTGAGTACTCATATTCTTAATACCTACCTCAACTAGTCCAAAAGCTAATTCTGCTTGGTTTCCTGTTGCATCAGTTTTAAACTGAGAAAATAGGCTTGCAGGTTGGCTTCTATTAGCTGCATCATTATCATTCTTACGAATTTTAATCCAATAGCTAGTATCATTAGCTATAGGTAATGATCCTGTGGTTCCATTATACCCAATACGAGTGATTTGTTGTACTGCAGCAGAATACTGTGATACTGTAGCGAAAGTGTCAGCTCCACCAATTGGAGTACTTTTTACGATAGCTCCTTTAGTAAAAGCAGCACTATAGAATAATTCTCCTCCAATGTTTTGTACTGTTCTTACTTTAGTAGCATCAGATAAAGCAGCAAAAGCTGCAAGTGTAGAATATCCAATTCCTCCTTCATCAACGATAGCCGCGCCGCCCGCTGCTAAAGTAGTAGGAGTTACTGGTGCATCTGTTACACCTGCAGTTGAAGCAGGAATAGCAACAGTTGTGTCCGCGATTGTAACGTACGTAACGTTATCTTGTTGTGTTAATTGCATTGTTCTGTGTTTTAGTTATTATTATTATTTGTTTTTTGTTCTTTTATTCTAGTTCCTTAACAGGTTCTATATTTTGTATTTTTTGTTCTCTTACCCTTTGTAGCATTAGATCTTTTGCAATGTCTATTATTACATCATTAGTAGATTCGTCTAATATACAATTTCTTTGGTTACCAGGCGTTGCTCTGTCTACTATAATATCAGGCGGATTTATTAAATAATTCATTGTATAACTCGTTATATTAAAAGTTCCGTCTGTTACCAACTGATGTCTTTTAGGTGTAGCAGGACTAGCAGGTATCTCACCAGAGGTTTCTCTTTGGTAAACTAACCTCCATATTCTAGACCATCCGTAGCTCCTATAATAAGGTTTTTTATACTTATTATATCTGTATTGCCAGATTTCCTCGTGGGCAAGTACATCTATCCATGCTTTAATAGGTAGAATTACTGTTCCTGGATTTACTGGAGTAGACCCTGCAAAGGCAACATCTATTACAAAAGTATATTTATCTATTATTTCAACAATAGTATGGATTCCTTCATAAGCTGTATGAGAAAATCCAGAATCTTGTGTTATAGATATTGTAGACCCTACTGTATAAGATTCTGGTAATTCCTTTCCAGAGAAAGTACTGTTAATCGCTGTGTTAGTAGTAAACGCTACATTAACAGGATAATTGGTAGGTAATCCAACTATTCCTGCATAAGTACCTGCAAACACATTGTCGCCAAAAACCCAGGTACTATTATCAGGATCTATACAGTCTGCTTTATCTATTAAAGCCTCTTCATATATTGTATACATGAAGTCATCTGGTAAATCAAAGAACTTTCCATTTTCTAAAACACCTGCTTGAGATACAGAAACATTTAAATTTGCTCCTTGCTTTATTAATGCGCTGAGTCCCTGGTTTCTTACTTCTGTCTCTTCAAAACCCTGTCGTTTACGATTATTCTGTTCATCATAGAACTTCTTAATGTATAACCATTGGGCTTCTGTGAGGACAGAGGAGATATCAAAATCTTCATATCCAGGAGAACCAAAACTATCACTTCTGTCTAGTCTTAATTCTAATTCACTCGCCATCTCATTAGCAGTCATATCTTATCTTTTGGCCAGCTCAATCTGAGCCTTAATTCTCATTTTAACATCTTGGTTCTCAGGATTAGCTAAATAAGAAATCGTATCTGTAAGATCTCCTAATTCTATTCCATTATCCAAGGTATACCTTCTATCACTCATTCTCCTTATTGCTCCTGCTTCTACTGATTCCTGAACAAATATCTTATGTTCGTATTGAGGATGTTCTACAATGTTTAAGAAATCTAAAGGGCTTTTTTCAAGCGACGATAGTATTTCTGCTTTCATCCAATCCTCTGTGTGATTAATAGGAATCGTTCTTCCGAGTGATTTTATAAATCCAATCATTTTTTCTTTAGACTTTGTAATTTCAGCAAATCTTGTATAAGCTTTAGCTTTAAGTTCTGCTTGTTCTACTTTCTTGGAAGTTACTTTTCCTTCATCTACCATCATAAATTCATAGGTTGCTTTAAGTTCTCGTACATCATATGATGGAGATATAAGCATCTTATTAGATAATAGAATTAAGTATTTTAACATATCCACAGAATGGTTAAGGTCTAATAGTAATCCTTTCTTGGTTAGTGTTACACGTCCCCTTCTATCTGTCCTCCAGAAATTATCATCTGGTGGTAATGTAGGGTTTAAGTCTACACCTAACTCTTTTTCAAAGAACTCTTGTTGAGTCATTCCGTTAGGAAATTCCTCACTGTATTTCATTATCTGACGCCTTCTTTGGTCGTCTAATATTCTATATATTCCTCCCCCTTTTCTATAACTATTAAGAGGAACTTGATAACTCCTTTTAACTTTGTTATACATAA